GGCCGGGCCCGCCGCCGCCGAAGGTCTGGTTGAGCTCCTCAGCGCGGACCGGCTTCCCTGCGGGGAAGTCGGGGTCGCCGAGCTGCAGCGCGCGCACCTTCTGCCCGGCCCGGAACGTGTCGACGCCGAGCTCGAGGTTCATCTGCCGGGCGGTGACCTTCTGGCCTGCCACGAACGCCATGTGCCCTCCTACAGGCCGATCGGTCGGGGATCCCACAGCGCCACCGGCATGCCGGCGCGGCGGGCGAGCGGGAGCGGCTCGACGGTGAGCGTCTGCAGCGAGGTCTCACCGGAGCACGCGGTCGCGGTGACGGGGACCCCGCCGACGGACAGGGTGAGGGGGTAGTCGTCGGGGTCGGTCGTCCACGGCGGCCCGGCGGGCGGCCCCACGGTGGTCACTGTGAGGTCGTCGTAGGACCAGGAGAACGGCACGTTGGTGTTGTTCGCGAACGCGAGTCCTCGAACGCCGATGAAGCCGGCCGCGTAGGTCTCGGAGGTGCCCTCGACGAGCCATGCGTCGGGTTCGGGATCGGAGGCGGGCCACACCTTCCCGCGCACGGTCTGGCCGTGGACCTGTGCGCGGAGCCGCAGCGAGGTTGCCGCGGTGTGGGTGAGGCCGGTCGGCACGCTGGCGGCGATGCTGCCCGAGTCCTCGAGGATGTCCATGGAGATCGCCTCGGCGGTGCTGATGAACATCCGCACCTGATAGCCCGTGCTGTCCGTGGCGTTGCGGCGTAGGCAGATCGCGGCGCCGATGAGCCCGCCGGTCACGTCGGTGAAGCCGAGTCGGACGGTCACCGTGACGTCGACGTCGGCGTAAGCCTGGTCCTGCAGGTTCGCCGACCGGAACGAGTTGGCCGAGGTGAGCGTGATCGTGCCCACGCCACCGGACACGTCGAACGCTGACGCGGCACCGACCAGCGCGTACGGCTGGCCGGAGTCTGCCTGGCCCCACCCGTCGATCACGGTTCGATCGAAGATGTCGTTCGCGATCGGGTCCGCCCCGCTGGCGACCGTGAGCGACGTCGCCCCGGCGGGGTGGTCGTCGGCCAGGACGGCGCCGTCGGCGTCGAGCCGCCACGCGAACTCGCTCGTGTCGCCGGTGTCGGCGGCGACGCGGGCGATCCCCCAGGGCGAGAACGGCGAGCACTGGAACGTGATGCGCCACGACGTCGAGGTGATCTCCTGGGCGATGCCCTCGACGATCAGGGACACGGTGCCGGTGTGGAACGCGGCGAGCGTGTCGTCGAGGTTCACGACGTCGATCCGGTCGCCGGGGATGACGTTCAGCGCGGCGTCGGCGAGGTGCGGGGCGGCGCGCAGGTCGATGGTGACCGACGGGTACCGGTAGCCCTGCACGGTGCCCAGGTGCACGTGCCACGCGGCGTAGTGAACGGCCATCTCGTCGTGCTGGTTGTTGACCTCGACCGCGGAGTCGTAGGTCCCGATCGTGGCGGTGCCGAGCGGACCGTCGGCGTCCTCGAACGTCGCGGTGATCCCGGTCGTGATCGTCGCCTCGATCTTGTTCCGGTTGCGCTGGTCGTCGTCGACCGGCTCGAACGGGCCGGCGAGCTCGCCGGCGGCCGCATCGATCGTGAGCACCACGATTCCGAGCTCGCGCAACCGGCGGGTCGTGTACAGCAACCCAGGCTCGATCAGCCCGTCCCACAACTGCCCCTGGTCAGCCGTCTCGCACTCGCGCATGAGTTCGAGCAGCGGCCGCACGAGCTGGGGGCCCATGGTGTCGTTCGCCGAGATGGACGCGCCGGACCCGAACGCTCGGAACGACACGTCGGCGTCGCTGGTCAGCCGGAAGAACCGGCCGCCCGGGAACGCGGTCGCTGTCTCCCCGACGTGCGCTTGCAGCGGCCCGGCGGCCTCGAACTGCGACGTCGTCTCGTTCTGCACGGTGACGTGGCCGAGGATCACGTCGTCGACGTCGTTGCCGCCCAGGAACACGGAGGCGACCCGGCCGACAGTGTGGTTGCTGAGGGTGCCCGAGAAGTACCCGGCGCCGAGGTCGCTCGGCGCGATGGTGCCGATCCGCCAGTCGACATCGTCGCCGTCCTGCACGAGCTCGAGGGAGTAGCGGAGGTCGTAGCCGTTCACGGCGAACCCGATGTCAAACGTCTCGTGCAGGACGTTGTTGTCGTCGTCCCAGACCGTGATGTTCAGACCCCCGGACGCGGCCAACGACGAGAAGGTGATCGACCAGCGGGCCGCCGACCCGGTCGTGTAGATGTCGGCGAGGAACGCGCCGTGCGGGAGGCCGTTGCGGGGGATCGACATCAGCCACCGGACCTGGTGCTCGCCGGTGTCGGTGTAGGGGTCGACGGTCGCGCCGAACTCCTCGAACGTGCCGTCGGGCGAGGAGCGGAGCCGGACGAGCGGGCCCGAGCAGTCGAAGGTGTTCGAGGAGTCGAACTCGTGGTGATCGGACACGCTCACCATGTCGGAGCCGCCGCGCTCGTTCTTCGCGTACGCGGCGTTCTTGCCGTCCTCGAACGGCCAGTAGGCGACCACCGACTCGGTCGCGAGCATCGCGCGGCGGAACGCCGAGACGACGGGCGCGTCGCCCTGCTGCAGCCGGCGCAGCGCGCCGGATGCCGACAGCGTGGCGATCGGGATCCGGCCGGTCATCGAGTCCCAGCCGGGGGTGAACCCGTTGGCGAACCCGAGGAACACGTCGTGGAACCCGGCGCCGTCGGGGTCGATCCGGACCCGCACGGGTGTGTTGCGGCGCACGTGCGGCCAGTTCGGGGAGTGCCCGCCGGTGCTGTACGCGGCGGTGGTGTTGTCGAGCTCGAGCGTGCAGTCGGCAGGCTGCGACGTGCTCGCTTCGTCGGCCCGGCCGAGCTTCGTCGAGATCCCCGGATCCGCGCGCACGTCGCGGGTGATGTCGGTCCACGTCCACGCATCCGGGTCGGCCCCGAGGTCAGCGCCCCACGCGACCTCAACCAGGATCCGCGCGGCGCCGCCGAGCTCGTCGATGAGGAACCCGACGCCGGGCGGTTCCTCGAGCGCGAGCGGGCGGGCGACCTCGGCCGAGACGGGCCGGCCGAGCTCGACCGCCTTGGACACGGCGAGCGGGCGCGCCACCTCGGCGGAGGTGGGCCGGCCGAGCGGGACGCCGATCGTCCCGCCGCCCTCGGCGTAGGTCACCCACGCGTCGATCGGACCGGCGTTGGTGGCCACCGGCGCGCCGTACGGGTCGGGGAGCGTCGGCCACGTGATGTTCTGCTCGAGGCGGGACATCGCGGCCCCGTCCCGGGAGATGGTGACGCCGACGGTCGACCCGCCGGGGTCGGGGTCGAGCCACCCGACGCCGATCCAGTAGGGCGTGCCTGCCGTGACCTCGATCGCGTTCGCGCCGGAGAACGGGAAGACGCGCTCGGCCTCGGTGGTCGAGTTGAGGGTGATCGGGTCGGACTCGGCGAGCAGCGCCCCAGGCGCACCGGTGGCGTCTGCGTAGATGGCGAACTTGACCGACGTCGAGCCGGCGGCCGACAGCCACAGCCGCGCGTGGCCGGTCTGGACGGTCCCGGACTCGGCGGGTGTCGCCGTCGAGACGAACACCCGGCTCGTGTTGCTGGTGCTCGCGCTGGTCCCGTCGGTCGTCTTCCCGAACGTCAACACCTGCGCGGGCGCGGTCGCGGTGAGGGTGAACGTGTCCGTCGAGGTCCCGCCCGCGTTCGTGGCGTGGAACTCGAACGTGTAGGCGCCCTGGACGGTCGCGGTGTAGTCGAGCGTGGCGCCGGGGAACGTCGCGCCCTGGTCAGCCGGGCCGGCGGTGAGCGTCCACCCCTGGTCGGTGATCGGCGACCCGTTGTCGTTGACGGTGGCGGTCCGCGCGAACGGCTCGCCGGTCTCGACCTGTGCGTCGGGGCCGGCGTCCACGGTGGGCGGGTCCGCGGCTGCGCCCACTCCGTCGAGGACGATCGAGACCATGGCCGCCTGCGCGGTGACCGGCAGGGTCCAGGTGCCCGACACGTTGGCCGTGGGGCTCGCGACCGGCAACTCACCGACGCCGACGCACATGTTCTCGCCGAAGGTGGGGCCGGCGTTGGCCCCATTGTTGGCTCGCTCCGTGAACGTGCCGAACGACGACCACTGCCACGCCACACCCGGGCTCGCGACCTCGGACCCACCGATCCCGACGATCAGCGAATCGGGCTGCGCGGTCGAGACGGCGGGCGTTGCGTGGTTGGTACCCGGCGCCGTCAAGACGAAGACGGGCGGCGCGGTACGGCCGGACGATCCCGCGGGAATTGTCCAGTAGGTGCGCTCAGCTTCCCACCGTCGACTGCAGACGCCCGGGATCGAGAATGCAGCCGTATTGGTGGTGGACTCGATCAGAACGAAGCGGCCGCTACTGGCGCCCGAATCGACGTAGGCGACCTGTTCGTCGAGGATCACGGACCACCCCGCGGGGAGCGAGGCCAGGTCCACCGTGCCGGTGCTGGACGCGATGATCAGAGTGATGAGCTGGTAGTCCCCAACCGCCAGCGCAGGGCGTCCAGCGGCGGGCGCAGGCACGGCTAGCGCGACCTGCGTGTTCGCCACGCCGTTGGCTGATTCCGTGCCCCCAAACTCGGCGTAGGTCACCTGCGGCCACCTCCCCTCACGGTTCGCTCGTCGTCGCCGGGCGCCACGTCGGCACCCGCTTCCCGGTGATCAGGTCGCGGCGTACAGGCCGGTCGTGGACGGGGTGAACGTGAGGTCGGACCCGTCCGTCGTGACGTTGATGTTGTAGGCGGCGACCGGGATGAGGTCGGCGTCGGTGCCGGTCGTGTGGTCCGGGTCGTGGCAGATCAGCGCCTTGTGCAGCGTGTTGTCGAGGCCCTGGCCGGCCGCGAGGATCTGCAGCGGGGCTGCGTCGAGGACCCACTCGTCGGCGGCGTCGTCGACGCTCCCGGACGGGCTGGCGACGGCCGTGCGCACGTAGTTGGTGAACGTGGCCTCCGTGTTGCTGGCGGCGAGCAGCGCGGCGAGCGTGTCGTAGTCCTCGAGCACGGAGTCGGCCTCGAGACCCGTGGACTGCAGGAGCACCCACACGAGCCGCCGGTTTCCGGTCAGCTCCGACAGAGTGCGAACGCGGCCCTTCGCCGCGTTGAAGATGAAGTCGTCCCCAGCCATGTGCGCTCCCTATCCGATCTGAATCTGTCCGGTCCGGACCAGGCGCATGAATGCCGTAGCGAACGCCGAGTCGACATTGCCGCCGAACGTCACCGTCGCCGCGCCGCCGCTGGCGGCCGGGGCGGCGGGCGATCGGAGCGCCATCGACGACATCGACGAGCCGGCGGCGGCCGCACCCATGAGCGCATTCCCGGCCCGACCAACCTCGGGGATTCCGGAGCGCAGCGAATCGGCGAAATCGCCGACCATTGCCTCACCGGAATACGTGACGTAGCCGCGACCGGAGAACGGCCCCCACTTCGCGGGGCTGAACGGCCACAGGCCACGGAACCACGCGAGCTGGCCTTGAAACCATGAAACGAGCCCGTCCCACGCATTCGACAGACCCCGACGGAAACCGTCGATCAGCGCGCGGCCGGAGTCGAGCAGTAGATTTCCGATGTTCCCGAATCGGCCCGGGAGCCCGGCGACCCAGTTCACCAGGTCGGTCGCTCGTGCGACCGCCGCGTCGCGCATCCCGCCGAACCATCCGCCGACCAGGCCCGGGAGCTGCCCGAACCACGCGATCGCGCCCTTGATCCACTCGACGGCCGCGCCGATGCCGGTCTTCACGCCCTCCCAGGCGCCGAGGACGATGGTGCGGAAGGTCTCGCTGTTCTGCCAGGCCAGCACGATCGCCGCGACGAGCGCCGCGATCGCGATCACGACGAGCCCGATCGGGTTCGCCGTCAGCGCGGCGTTCAACAGCCACTGCACGCCGGTCCACGCGGTCGTGAGCGCCTGGACCGTCTTCATGATCCCGTTGTAGAGCGCGACCCCGGCGACGATGCCCTTGATCGCCAGGGTGAGCCCGATGATCCCGACGGCCAGCGGCCCGAGCACCTCCGACCAGCCGCTCAGGGTGGTCGCGACGCCGGTCACGACCGGGGCGAGCGTGGCCACGACGGGGGCGAGTGCCTGCAGGCCGGCGAGGAACACCTCGTGCAGCACGGTCCCGGCGGCGCGCATCGCCTCGCCGAGCGCGCGTAGCGCCTCCTGTGCGGACGCGGACGCCATGAACGTGGCGAGCTGGGCCGTGGCGTCCCGCAGCGGGCCGAGGAACGACTCGGTGCTCCCGCCCAGGCCGGTGAACACCGACCCGACGGTCGAGCCGAGGTTGACGACGATGGCGCCGAGGTCGCGGAACCCCTGCAGGGCGCGGTCGATCATGTCGGTGATCGCGCCCGACTCGACCCCGGACTGCACCCAGGCGTTGAACCGGTCGGCGACGTTGGAGATCGCCGTACCGAGTGCGGGGAGGTAGCTCGAGCCGACCGCGCCGAGGCCCACGAACCCCTGCAGCGCGTCGCCGACGGCGGTGCGCATGTTGCCCAGCATCGAGGCCGTGTTGCCGAGGATGTCGGCGATGTCGGGGCCGAAGAACGGGGCTTGTGCGGCCTGCAGGGCCGACACGCCAATGTCGTTGAAGCCGCCCGCGATGCTGGTCATGCCGGTCTGCAGGGTGGGCAGGAGCTGCCCGCCCAGCGTGCGGACCTCGGTGGCGAACCCGTCGAAGAAGGCGCCCTGCACCGATGCCTTGAGGGCGTCGACCTGTGGCTTGAACCCGGCGAACGCGCGCGCCGTCTCGGCCGCCGCGGGGGCGAGCCCCTTCGTCGCCTCGGCGAACGCCGCGAGGTCACCGGACAGGCCGGCGGAGATCGCCTCCCCGACCCCGGCGGTGGCGACCTTGAAGGTGGCCATCGCACCGGCCCCGGCGAGCAGCGCACCGGGCAGTAGCAGCGCCGCGGGCGCGAGCTGGGTCAGCGCGCCTGCGAGTCCGCCGACGGCCTGGACCGCGCTCGCGCCGGAGGCCAGTGCGCCGAGGCTGCGGCCCAGCGCGCTCGTGCTCGCCGTGACCTGCTTCACCGTGCGGTCGAGTGGTCCCGAGTCGCCCGCGAACGTCAGGACGACGGTGGGCCCTCCGGTGGTGGCCATCAGCGCACCCGCACCCCGGCGCCGGAGGATCGGGCGATGTCGGTGAGCTCGTCACGGAGCACGTCCTCGACGCGGCCGCGGTTGTCGCCGAACGCCGCCCAGATGTAGCGGCCGCGCTTGAGGAACGGTCGGCGGACGCTGTTGTTACGGCCGACCGCGCCCCCGAAGTCGAGCCACGGGTAGTACGGGAACCTCTTGCCTCCGGCGCGGATGCGGGCGGCGGTGCGAGTGCTCGCCGCCCTGATCGACGACTTCGCGTGGCCGCCGATCCCGGGCCCGATCGGCACCCGCGGTTGCGCCTCGGCGACCACGATCGCCGCGGCCCGGTTCCCGGCGGCGCGCAACCCCTTGGGGAGGTCGCCGTCGATCCGCCGCAGGATGCGGTTGAACTCGCGGAGCCCCGAGACCTGGATCGTGTCGATGTCGGCCACCGCTCAGCTCCTCTTTCTGGCCTTGCGCATGGCCTGCTCGTCCCGTTGCACCCGCCGAGCGTGGTACACCTGCCACTCGACGAACTCCGCGTTGGATATCCGGTCCTGCATCTCGCCGACCGTCATGCCCAGATCGGAGGCGAGGAAGAATGCGAACTCTCGGTTCGGCTCACGTACGAACCGTTTCACTGCCTCCTTTCGCGTAGTTCTTTTCCATGCCGGAGATGCGGGCGATCGTGTCCGCGACCGGCTGCAGCTCCCCGGCCGGGGAGTTGGTCTGCCACTGCGCGACCTCGTCCTCGGTGAGCCGCGGGTCGACCATCGCGACGGCGAGCAACTTCCGCTCCATCTCGGCGGCCGCCATCTCC